GGAATTTTTGAGGTAAGTTAATTATAAAAGGTTCCAATAGCGGTGGAAGGTCGAGTCCCCAAGTTACCTTCCGTATCGATCTGTACTGGCCTGGCAATTCCCCGTCAGCCTCTCAACCCAGGCCAGGTAGAAGAGAGGGCAACGGTTCCTTGGTACCGATCTAGCGGTCAGTTAAGAGGGGCTGCCCGCCTAAACAGCCGGTTTCGGAGCTGGAATTTTGCGAGGGTGGTGCGAACGAAGCATACTGATTGACTCAGTAGCGAGCGTGAGCCGCCGGTCATTCTCGACCTGGTCAGCGGACACCTTAGAACGGAACATGTTAACGTAGACCCCTTTCCCCAGACGCCAATGGACAGTGTAAGATCGCCCCAATGACAGTAGTGGTATCGTAAACTCAAGAGATCTTGGGACTGGTTTGCCAGTAGGTGTCAGGCCCGGTAAGGCGAGTATACGGTCCAGTGCGACAAGAGCTGAGGAGAATATGGAATAAGTGATCTGGTCCCGAGACTCTGGAGTCTCGTCAATCCCCGTCCAGACAGAGTTACGTAGGGAGTCCAGTAGACCTAGTCTCGCCACCTCAGTTAGTGAACGTGTCCCCGATCGAAGTCCGGCAAGGACTTTCCCCACCCTGTGACCCTCTGTCACTGCTGCCTGTGCAACTGGATGACGACGGTCCAAGGCTCCGAACAGTTTGGCTCTGGCCTCTGGTGACATTCCCTCAATTAGTGAGGCAGCGTGGGTCTGGATTATCCCCTCGTCAGTGCGTGAAGAAGTCTGAAGGATATCAGTGATCAGGTCGGTCTGACGCATTAGGGCGTCGACCCGCTTAAGTTGCTCAGTGATTAGGATGTAAGTGTAGGCGTCAATGATGTCCTCCTCTGACAGAGTGATAACGCTGGTCCAGTTCTCAATCTTTAAGTGAGGATGGATAGCTGGTATTGGGTTAGACAAACCTGTTACCTTTGATGGTGCTGCGTTTAACTTCAGCAACAGAACCAGAGAGTCGCGGTCTAGGATCCCGGCTAGGAAAGATGCAAGGGTGGATGTCGGGGCTATGGCACCACGCGAAGTAAGGAAGTTCTGGACCGTTGGGCCCAGCTTTCCGAACCGTGGTAACTTGGCCAGTAACTTAACTGGTATGGCAGATAGCTCGGAACCGGCGATATACAGGCGTTTAGCCATCTCCCCCGCTGAAAGGTAGGACGGAGTGTAGACCACTGACTTCGTGTCATTGATCGACACGCCTAGAGAAGCCATCAGCTTAACGTAGGCATTGGCCACGTCCTGATCGGCGATGGTAACGTCATCCCCGATGATAGTGTACTCCTGGAAGTCGTGGCCGATTCCCGCCCTCTGAGCGGCGACCTGTATCAAGATATGATGCGTGTAATCGAAGACAGCGAAGGAAGAGTAAGCCCCCATTGGTTGACCTACGGCGTAACGGACCTTCTGTCCGCCTTCGGTCGTGTAATCCCGATTCGTGAGGACCGATGCCCATTCGTTGACTAGACTCTGGTCACCTAGAGCCTCTGCTAAGGCCATTTTCTGTACCTTCAATGGCAGGCGGTCTGTGGCGGCTGAGAGGTCGTAAGAGAAGACTTTTACTGTCTCATCGGATGTCCAGGCCTTTACCTTCGCTGATGAGGCGTCTTGATTATATACTCCATCCATTGGTATCGTCTTTAAGATATCCCCGAAAGCCTGGTGTAGTGGCCGTAGTAAAGTTTGGGTCCAAATATCGAGCACGGCTACGACTCTGGCTTTACCACCCCATTCCTGAATAGTTATCAATTTTGAGTGTATTGGCTTCGCTATAGTCAAGTGGGCCCCTGATGTATGATTAGCATCTGCCATAGCCAATAAGGAACCGATGATGCCATTCATTTTAAGGGCATGCGCTAGGTTGAAGATTGAAACCCAAAGATCCTCGTCGGCTACTATAGCCTTAGCATCCGGGACGGCTGATTCGGTAGCTGGGCCATTCGGTCCCGCCTTGGTTGAGACATAGAATGACCAATTACGAGTCCGGTATGCTAGCCTCTCCTGTATCATTTTGGGGGACCATCTAAAGCCTGAGACGGCTGCCTTGATCTCGGTCTCGAGCTCAGGCTCTGAATATGTAGCCGTAGACTCCCCTGTGACCGTACCAAAGTTCGGCTCGATGGCTAGAGAGATAACCCGATACGATTGCAGCATAGCAATAATGACCTGGTGTGTGAACTTCTGTTTCACTGAGAAGACAACATTACCATACTCCTTCAATATAAAGTTTAGCACCGGGACCAGGGCCGACATTGTTCGGGAGTAGTCCGGTGAGTTCAAGAAATCAAAGTCCTTGTCCATTGGACTTATGATTGGCGCACCCCTGATCAAGTCTAGATACCAAGAGTAAGCGTCCTTCATCTCGGCTATCAGACCGACCGGGTCGGTGGATGAGCGGGTGATAACGTAATCCATGAAGGAGCCAACCACGGAGATTAGGCCGGGAGCCGACGGGATGTTTCTTGCGTTGATTAGGGCGAAGGTAACATTCAGAAAATTAGAGAGGTTTTCCGTTGTCGTTTTCTCATGGTTCACTACCCCCGGCTTGGGGGTAAGCGACGGTAAGCCACGGAGTCTTGCAACTCCGGAGATCAGTCGCGACCAGAGAGATGGTACCTTAGTGGCTGCGGTCGGGGTCTGGCTGATTACCCCCTCCGGAACGAAGTTGATGCCCGGTGGAGAGTGACGTAGAGTGCCCATGATGGTACCGAATAACGAGTAGGAGACCTGTCGGCGTGACAGTGGGGAGTTTTGAACCATAAAATTTGTTTTGCATAACACTGACTTCTTGGGTGGGATCGAGCCCCTGGTACACTCTCAGTGTACCCGAAGACAGGGGCTCTAGGCCAGTCCGACTTCACGACAGAGCATGGTGAACATCCATGTTAGAATACGCCGGGGACCTATGGCAGAGAAGTGAGAACGGTAGAACAACCAAACTCAGACCATCAGGGCGATAGGGACTGACACCCCGCATACCGCTGACCCATACTCCATCTAGAATGAAGCTGGAGCCTAAGGTTTGGTCCCGGACTCGCCTCCGGGGGGACAGAAACATCGTTGCGAGGC